CCGGAACTGACGAGGAGGATAGGGTCTGATAACATTTGACTCTTTTCTTTCTTCTAACTACATGTCACCTCTGTAATCGTGATATTCATGACCCCTGTATCGTATTAGCGGACTGGATTTTCCAGTACCGACGATATGACTACGCTGACCAATCAAAGCGGATCCTATAAGGACTCGTCTAACTGATATGACGTCAATCGAGGGATCTATCACGGTTGAGAGATCAACCGACGGAACTGTCGGAAACATACGTTTCCGAGCATACTTCAAGGAGGTACCTTTAGCGATGAGTAATCGCTTAACCAAAGTTTGCTCACGCACATGATTGTGCGACGGCATTCTAGAGGTAATAAAGGCCTCCCACCTGATCGTTCGACCGCTGCTTTCGCAGTAGTCAGCTATGACCAGGTCACTGGGGAACAACCGTGGCTTCAAGTTCCTTGAAAGCCACGGACCAACATGGAAGAACCAATCCATGACGAAGGTCCACGGGAGAGTATCCCATAGAGCTGCAGGGTCCAGTAAACCTAATCGGTCCACTAGTTGCGCTATCCTACTTAGGAATCCCGTAAGTTCTGGTTGCACGAAGTAATACTTCATGACACCAAACGTACGCAAGGGTTCTGACTTAACGGAGAAGCTGACTTTGGCATCACATCCGAATTCTCGGAATGTGGCGTCAAAATCGACAGTCGTCCCGGCGGCGTCTTCACGCTTAACCCGGGTACGGAATGCACTAGCAAGGGACATACCCTGCTTTCTCTTCTTCACGGTTGCACCTACCTCGATCACCAGGTCTATAAAGTCCCTGAGATCTTGGATAAATGACTGTATCGCAAACTTATTAACTAAGTAAGCATTTGCTACCGATTTAAACGCCCTTTGACTTCCTATAACGGAAGCAAAACGTTTAAATCCTCGCATTTGCCCATTCAGCTTCACAAGCTGTTCGTACAGTGCTGGCATCTGCTTAAGGTCTACCAAGAGGTACCATAAGGAAAACTCGCTTCTAAACGGGTCGTCCTTAATCCTCACCTTGGGAAACAATGGCTTGCCAGATTGCAACCGCTCACTATGCCAAATACTTGGCTCGCCCATGTGCCCTAAGTCAACCTCATTGAGGTTGGCATTTAAGCACTTGTTCAGGACGTAGCAAGTAGGTATGTATGCAAAACTATCTG